CATAAGATTAAGTCCTATGTGTTTGATTACTCACACGCTTACAATCTCGATTCTATGTGTTTACAAATTTGTAGACAACGTATTTTGGTCGGTGATCTGACTTATTTGAATTGCATTCTTGCATCTTTTCCGGTTTCTATTGAGTTTGGTCATAGGTTTAATTTGCGTGAGCGTTATATTATGACTGGCTGGGGTAGCCATAAAAAACTTAATGAAATTCTTTGGTACCACAGTGCTTATATTGAGTACGGTGATTTGTGGGGCCAAGGTAATGCATATAATGTGTTTCAATATCTGTCTTTTAAAAAACTACTGCATTTACAATTTTACCCTAGTTTGGGTAATCTTGTTAAGTATGGCATCGATCTTGAAGGCATCGAATATGGTGTGACTGAAACGTGGGATGATCTTGAACCTAACGCTAGTGTCGAGGAACTTGAGAACATCTGTTCCCTATCTGCGGAACCTAACGCTAGTGTCGAGGAAAGCCGTAGTGCGGGAGGCGTTTATGCAATTAACTCTTTTGTTAATTCCTTCAATTTGAAATGGCAGACTTTGTCTTTATTGAAACTGTTGTATATGTTACAACAATTTCATGTGACGGATGCAGCCAGCCAGGGATTAATGCCCCGTCTTGGAGCAGTTTACCTAAGATGGTTCACGTGGTTATCGTTACGCGTGGAAGAAATCCTCTTAGTAGCCTGTGAAGCTTTGGTTTCGCTGGCCGAGATTATACTAATATGGTCCGAAAGTTTTCAACACAGGCTACGAGCTATGGATGAAGACATTCTGGCCATATCGGTGTTAGTATTTGTGGTAGCCCTGGTAGCCTTGGTGCCACTTATGTTTCGTGCCCTAACTAATATAGTGGGGCGTATTTTACGCTGGTGTTGTACCCCTAGCATGATTCCGACTGCTGTATCCAGTCTTGATCCGGATAGTGCTTTTGTTGAGTCCGTCGTGCGAAAGGCCGACGGGAGTAAGTTGTATAACATACGGTGTGGAAGTAAACTTCTTCAGGTGCCCGAAATTCCGAAGGACTCAATCATCGAGCTTGAAATGGCTATGCCAGGAAGCTCGTTGAATGAAAGTGCCTATAAGCCCGGGATTTTTGCTATAGTTGTTTATAGTGATGTAGGTGTCATTGAACTCGTGGGTATGGGGGTGCGTGTTAAAGATTACTTGGTAACCGCCGCCCACGTCGCAAATGTCATCTTTTCGGGAACGAGACAGCCGGCGATCGTGCCGTTTAAGCACGGTGTTAAGGTCGTACTCAACAACAAGAAGATCAAGGATTTGACCGTTGAAGAGTTCGACCCTGACCTCTCCGTTGATTTTGGATGTTTGGATGTGTTTGCAGTTCAGAAGAGCGCAGACTTTTGGACGTCAGTTGGCATTGTACAAGTGCCTACTAACAGACCATCCTTATATGACCAGCAGGTGAGTACGGTTGGCTTGGATAACTGCGTGTTGGTAAGTGCAGTCGGTAAGACGCTTCGTGGTAGTGGTCGCCAAATTCTATGGCACACAGCGAGTACCAACAAGGGCTTTTCCGGAGGACCTCTTTTTAGTGGCTCCAGTATGGTAGGACTTCATTACGCGGCGCAAGGCGACCGAAATGAAGCTGTGCGTATTGAAGCCATTTTGAAGAGGTTGAAATTCTCCGAGGAACTGAGTTCGGACCTTGTCTTATCAGAGCGTGAAGGTGTAGCCTGGTATCATGGTAAGGAAGGTACGATAGAATACGATGACGGCGACCATGTTTTCGTTGGACGCGATGGTTTGGTGGTCTATCTCGATGAAGATTACTACCAATCCAAGTTGCACGCCTACGATGATAGAGAGAATCCCGATTGGGAAGCCGGTTATGATGATGAGGAGTTCGTTGAAATGCCAACTTTTGAGGAAGATCCGTATGGAGACGACCCTTATTTTGATGACCGTGGGAGGAAAACAACTCGTAATAAGGAGTTGGCTAAACTTTCTAAGAAGAAGCCAAAGCTTAATATGGAGAATGCCCCTCCCGGCGTCGTTGTTCGTTTGGGGTTGAATCCAAACATTTTCGAACAGATTGAGAGCAAGGCTGCGGTTTTTACCGGAGCCTATCCCCCAGTACAGAAAATTTCAGTCGAAATGATTGAAGCTTTTGGAGAGGAGATAGTCAAACGAGGATTTGTTCCCGATACATACGGTGAGCCAAAAATAACCAAGTCAGCTGAGGAGTTGTCCTTGGTGAAACATTTGGCTATGTTCGAAGATAGGGTGAATTCAATAGTTGACGCCCCTACGGAAAAGGAGGTCTTGCGTGTCGTGAGTTTAGCAGAGCAGATGCCCCGCCATAATAAATTCATGCCAGAGCCAGATTATAATACGCGGGATGGTATCCGGCGTATTATAGAGTCAACATTAGTTAAAGGCAGTAAGAGTGCTGGGCACCCGTATGGTGCTGATGGTATGCCTACCAACGGAGATGTTCTGCGAAATGTGGGAGTCGACGGTTTGATAGACATAGTGGTTAGGGAGTGGGAC